ATGTCTTGCTCTAAAGCTCGTACCACGAGCAGGATTGAACTTTTTAATTGTCATGTTAGGATCACCAAAGTTTACCTTTTGTGCCTTACCATCACCATCAGGATCAACGAAAACTTTTGACTTCTTAACATCGCCAGGCAGACGCTTGTTAAGAGGAACTTTCTTGCCTTGAAAAGTAGCTTCGTAAATGCCACGTTCTGTAGTATTAGCAGGCACCAGATTCTTATTCTCTTTCATTCGTTTACCCTTTATATACTCGTATGCTTGTCTTGCTTTGTCCGCACCATATGCAGACCAACCTTTTGTGCCTGGTAGTGTAGAAGCCGCTGTAACAATATCTTTCATAGGACTACCAATACCTTGTTGCGCTCTAGATGCAACGTCACCTGCAGTATATAAGTTGGCAAGAGTCATGCCAGTTGCAATAGCTTTTTTTGCTTTAGGCGGTAGCTTTACTTCGTCTACCTTAGAAACTTTTCTAGATGAACCTGTCAAGTCTCCAATAACAGGTACAGCAGTGGTACCATAATCACTACCTAAAGACTCTGCCAAATCTTTATTTGAAATTGTTTTAATCTTAGTAGGATCGTAATCTTTAAAGCCTAACTTACGATCATGTAACTTTTTATGAGAATTTTCGATAAATTTTAATTTATCTCCGTTTACATCTTGATAAGCCATTGAGTTAGTATTGACATACTTCTCGACATAATTTGTTCCACTTGGATCACCAGAAACATATCCTAATCCTCTAACACCACTAGTGCCAGTTTCTTCTTTTACTACTGGCTGCTTTTCCATCTTATTGAGTTTGTCATAGTAATCAGGTCTTTCACCAAGATGGTCTCTTGCAATCTCGTTAGCTTGTCTTGTGCTTTTGGTATGTTCTTTCTCTACCTTAACACCAGCAGCAATCTTCTTAGCAACAACCGATAGCGGAAGATTCCACTTCTTTGCTATTTCTTTTGCTGTTAGTGTTTTGACGCTCGAAAGACCTTTAGACATTCTAATCCTTATTTATGTATGGTAGCAATCTACCATTTTCGTTGATATGAGTAACAACATTACTTTCATCAACATACCTACCACGACCAACATAAGTTAGTCTCATATCTTTTGCTTCCTCAGCAACAGTCTTCTTTTTCTTTTTAACGTCTTTTGCAGCTGCTTTGGCTTTTGTTAAAGATGTGTTAGTCTTTAGTCTTTCTAACTCAATCTTCTTATCAGCCATTTCAGATTCATGTTTCTTAGTCTTATCTTCATCTTTACCGTTGCCAGTAATCTTATCAACTACCTTGCTAACCTGAGCCTGAGCAATTTGCTGTTGTGCTCCAAACTCAATTTGATTCTGCATATCTTGCTGTTGCTGGGCTTGCTGATCGATCATAGCCTGTTGCTGCTGTGCTGCTGCAATTTTTCCTTCTTCTTCCATTTGAAGATTGATTTCTTCAATGTCATCATCAGATTGTTGAAGAATGTTTTTACGAACCCACATTATAGAGTAATACTTGCCAACATATGGATCAACTTTGATAAGAGTATCTAAACGAGCATTAAGAAGTTCTGCTTCCTTTAGCTCATCAAAGTTATTGTCTTTCTTGAAGTCATACCAAATTTCTTCTTTAATTTCTTTCCATTCTTCTTCGGTGCAAATGTTCTTGAGAACAAGCTGGACACGGAGAATATCATCAAAGAGTGTAGAAAACTTAGCACGAAGTCTTTCGACAAACTTGTTGAACTTGATTTCGTCTCTGGTAATTTCTGTTGTTCGACCAAGAGAAAAGCCATTGTTTTGTTCCAAACGGGAGATTGGAACACCAAGAGCCTTGTATAGCTTGGTCTGGAAATACTTAACGTCTTCTAGCTCACCAAGATTTCTTGCACCTTCTAGTGTGCTAATCTCGGTACCCTTAGAACCTTCTCTACGTGGTAACCAAAAGTCTTCAAGCATTGATAGATGCTTACGGTCGTCCTTGATTTCACCGGTGTTAGAATCGTATACCAACTTGTTACGATACTTGACCATAATATCACGGACATACTGTTCGGCTTTGATTGTTGGCATGTTACCAACGTCAATGTAGAATACTCTACGCTCAGGAGCACGGCTAAGTCTATAAATGACTGTAGCGTCTTCGACCATGCGTAGATTATTAAATGGCTTGATTGCTTTGTGGAGATAGGAAAGAACTATAGTCTGTTTGGGATCCATAAGACCTGAATTAATATTAACAACGGAGTCAACAGCGATCTTGGCGCCCATGTTAGTTGCTGAACCAACCATGCCTCTTTCATTGTAAAGATAATATTCAATTTGTCTTTGAATTAGTTCGACGCCTGTATTAGGATCACGCATCTTTTTAATTTCACGAATCTTACGAATACGACGAGGATCAATGTATCTTAGTTCCTGAATACCTAATCCAGGATTTGTGTCATCAATAACTAGATGATAGAATAGTCTTCCGTCAATATACCAACGACGAAAGATTTCATGACCCATATTACCAAAATTAAGTAGTTTAAGTGTATATTCAAACTCTTGCTCGATTAACTTCTTGACATTAGGAGCAACTTTAACATCATCAAGATTAATCTCTACACATTGACCATTGTCTTCATGAACAATTGCTTCATTGACAATTTCATCAATAGCTGATTCCATTTCGGGCTGAATAGCTAGTTCACGATACTTGGTTATAAGCTGGGTTTCATTTCTAAACGTGCCGTCAAGATCAACATAGGTACCATAATATCCTGCACCTGCAACAGTAACAGCTCCGTCCTCATTTTGAGGCAGAGCGAATGTTTTGTTCTGAGGTTCTTGTCTAGCGTCTCTATTTAATTCTTCGTCACGACCAATCTGAAAACCAAATAATTTCACTATCTATTCCTTTTGTAAGAGCATTCACGGGGATTTTACTCCCCGTGAATTAGATTATCATACTATTTAGAATGATTGGAATGAACTGATAGATGTTGAAGAATCTGTAGAGTTTACTGATTCCCACCACTGGTAGGCAAAAGTAACTTGGAATTATTCAATATTATCTGCTCCCAAATCAAGATCGATTGCAGAAAAATCAGTTGGAAAACAGCCGACAATCTTATAAATCTTAATGATATCGCCTGTCTTACCATATTGAGTGACGAAACCGTCCTGTTGATAACCGCCGTCGCCTGATAGTAGAGCAGGTGTGCGTAGATTACCAACATGAGAGTTGATACCAGACATCCATCTTTCAAAGGCGTCACGAAGATTGAAGTCTTCGTCTTGAAGAACAGTAATAGACCAATCTGGGAATGATCTATTTCCTGCTACCTTAATCTCACGACCAAAGTAGTTGACACCAATTGATGAAATTGAATCGCCTGGTAGCGATGTAGCTTTGGCTCTAAAAGTCACTTGCTGTTGAGCGGTACCGAAGGATCCTGGTGCGGATCCTCCTGTACCTACTGCTAGAGGGAATGTTAGCTGAACGTCAAAGAGACTGGCTCTTGCGCCATCAGCTACTAAACTTGCTCTAAAGTTTTGAACGTTAAAAGGCATTTTCGTTTTTCTCCTTTGCTATTATTTATTAGAACTTACCGATAACTTCGGAGAATGCAACACCCGTTCTAACTGCAACGAAGTTTAGCTGGATGAAGTTAATGCTTCTAGCTGGCTTGATATAAATGTCTCCGACGAACTCATTTCTATCAATAACCTCTGGAGTATTGTTTGTTTCGTCACAAACAACACGGAAGTCGTAAATACCACGACGACCCTTAACGTCTCTTAGATAAGGCTCTACTAGAGCAACGAATTGGGCTCTTGTGAACTCATCGTTGAACTCGAATAGAGAATACTTAGCAGCCTTAGAGATTGCCTTTTCAAGGACAATGAATAGACGACGAACATTAATACGATCAAATGCCGATGGCTTTGAAAGCATTGTCTTATCGCCGTATAGAACTACACCTTCACCACGGAACTGCACAACAGGATTGATACCGTTCTTGTAAAGTGTGTCACGATCATCCTTGCCTGGATTCCAAGAAAGCTTGACAACATTCTTAACTTGACCACGATTGAAACCTGCGGGTGAGAACCATGGGTCACGTTCAAAGTCTGTTCTAGCGCATAGACCAGCAATATCGCCATTTAGAGGAATCCAACGATATACATTGTTATACTTGTCAAACTGCTTCTTCCAGCCTGAGTCGAATACAACATAAGAAGATGAATTATACATATTTCTCTTGTCAACAATATCTGTTGCTTCACTACCTGCATTATCAACAACATCTGCCATGTCAGGTGAAATAAAGACAACGCAGTCACGACGACCGGTATCAGGTGATGCTGATGTTCCACCAGCAATATTTTCCACAACATACTCAGATACAGTCTGAGAAGGAGCACCTGTCAAGATTAGAGAAATATCCCAATTTTCTGGATCCTTGAATAGATCATAACCCTGAGTGATATCAGCATCTCTGGCAAGAGTTGAACCAAGTGTGCCTCTATTCAAAACTGCTGTATATGTTGTAGCACCCTGATCGAACGCCGTATTTACTGCTGGACGACCCCAAGTCGATGTTTCAGTAATCGCAGAGTTACCATTTGCAGGAAGTGAATGATTTAGAATATGGATATATTCTGAACGATCATTGATAGCATTGATATAGTAGTTTGAAGAACCATCGTCTGTCTTGGCATCTGATGCCTTAGAAACGAATGAGAACTTTTCGAGAACTGTGTTAGCTACGCCTGTGATTGCTCCGAGCATATCGACAACAATAACATGCATTTCGTCGTTAGCACCGCCTCTTGTAGATACCCAAGATGATGTGCCAGGAACAGTATCAAATTCTGCTTTATATTCCCATTATCCGTATGCAACTGAGTTGCTTGACCCGGTATACATAGAAACCTTAAGACTATTTCCTAAAGTACCTGCATACTTAGCGGCAAACATGCCATACTTTTTGTCTGCTGATAAATCAAGATAATTTGTATCATAATCGTCTTTGTTCTTAATCAATAGTGCAGTATTACCACTTGTAGCGTTTAGTGCTGATTGAACATTGGCCACACGAACAAGTTTTAGTGATTCGGCATATGATAGGTAGTTAGCAGCGGTGAACCATGACATGAATGTATTCTGTGTTGGCTTATGAAAATAACGAACTAGTTCAAGCTCATTACCTACTGCGAATACTTCATTGATAGGACCCCACTCAAAATCACCGACAAATGCCCCTTCTGTGCTAGATACGGAGGGAATAATGGTCGTCAAGTCGATTTCAGACCATCTTACTCCTGGGGATAATTGATAGGCCATCTTTTACTCCTTTGTAGGTTGGAATGGTTTTTATTCCATTTAACCTTATTTATTGTTTTAGGACTTTTTAGAACTAGAATCTGCCAGTCCAATCGTAGTTTAGATCATCAAACGGATACATTTTTTCTCGATCCGCTTTCCATAGATCACCGTTTGCATCTTGTTCCACATAATCATCTAATCCGTTATCTATAAAACCAAAAGGCACATTATCAACATCATTGAGATATGCCTGCTCTTTTTGTAGAACATAACGAATGTCGTTAGAAACTGTTTCTTTAAATAGTTTTTGAGACGTTAGCCAGCCAAAATGAACTAAAGTCATTGCTAGATCGTCATTTGCTC